GAGAAGTACTAAGAAATAATCAGCTGACATATCAGCGTCTTAACTCAGCTATCCCCCGCCCTTCACGGGCGGGATATATGGGGATGTAAAGGTTTCGACGGGGGTGTGGAGGCAGGAATAGCGGGCGGATGCGCCTAACATCCTTAAAATGGGTAAAACTTATAAATTAAAGAACAACAACAAGTCTGTTCTCCTCGCTGCATAATAGCGAGCGTTCCACCCGGGAGTACCACGGCCCGGGATGGGGCGTCGATTAGTGGTGAACGTGAGTTCGCAAAGCTTTGAGCGTTCCACGCATCATGAAGCTACTGATTCCCTGAGGGTGACGTTTCCCGCTGGGATGAGGGAATGTAAATAATCGTCTGCGCCCGGAGAAGTTTCTGTTAAAGTGCTTTCGGACGGGGGTTCGATTCCCCCCATCTCCACCAAATTTTAGAAACCCTGCGACCGTTGAAGTTGCAGGGTTTTTCTTGTTATATCAACGCATTGCGGGTTTTGGTCTTTGCCTCTTTCCTTGTTTTTGTTATCGGAAAAATAACATTGTTATTGCTAATATAACGGTCAAATTACTAAAAAGCTGCTAAGAAAAAACCGCCCCTTTTGGAGCGGTTTTCGCTTATATATAGGCTTCATATCTATCGGCTATTGTCTTTGCCCATTCCCTCAATTCCTCAGTTGCAGGAGCTTTCCAGAGTCCGTGTGCAGCTATCCAGACAAAGCGTCTTGACTTGAGCGCTACAATCATTTGTCTCTGTGGCTTCATCCTAAAGTAAATGCAGATTTTGCCCTGTTCCTCAAAAACTTTGAAATCTTCATCCTCATAAATCAAGGTTTGTTCTATTGGCTCAATCTCAATCAAGTTGTTATGTATCTTGTAGGGAATTGACGTTTTCTTAAATTCGCACTTCTTGCTGAGTTCATCATAGAGAATATCAAAGTCTTTCCGGCTACGTGCTGCAAGCTCTTTCCATTGCTTATTTACCGGATAGTCCCCGCCTATCCCCCAGATTATTTCTTTCACCAGCCAAGCAATGCGGCTGTATCTCTTTGCTGTTGCCTGCTCTTCGAGGTCATTGAACCACTCGAAAAACTCCGCTGCATTTGAGAAAATCTTATCTGACTTATCAAGGCGCTTTGCATTGTAATTTGATGCACCCGCAACGGCAACGGAAACATGCTGGCTTTCAAGTGACAGTGATTTGCTGAAATACTCATATACTCGGTTTAATATCTTCTGTGTTTTCCTCTCAGACAGTTTCCAAGATATTACGCGCTGACAGTAAACTTCATATTCATGCGCGGAAATATCCCCGCGCTGGCCTCCGAAGCTGTTCATATTGGCCCGGTCAATCTGTTCTTTGTTGAGTTCCTTAATCTGTATCATTTTAATTATCCTTTCTTATTATAATTTATCGTTAAGCTCTGCTATTGCATTTTCAAAAACTGGGACAAGCCTGCTCTCAGGAAAGTTTTTTATAAATTCCTGTAGTTCTGCTATGCGGTCAATTACCGCGCTTTCACTCGGCAAATCCCAAACAATTTTAGAATCTTCCATTTCCCCTCCTAAATCCTCAAAGCCTTGTTAAACCATCGTTGCGGGTTTGCCGGGATTAGCCGCCCGGCTCGGCGCGTATTTTTTACATGTTGCGAAGCTCTGTTATTAAGTCTTGCATACAAGAAAATTGTTTAATTATTGGGATAAGTGCGGTGTCTGCATATATGTTTAATCTTGGTTTGGCGTGGTCGAAATCCAACATTATAGTGAAATCGGCGGCTGTCTTTTTTGGGGCTTTAGGTCTATAGTCTGCATAATAGGCTGTTTTTGTTTTTGAATAATTCCAATTTTGTTTGTCTTTTACAGCACTCGCAATAGCTGAGCGAAACTCCAAAAAGCTCCATTCATTCAAAGGTTTCATATAAACTCCTTTCTATCGTGGGGCGAATGTATCGCCCCGTTTATGCCTCGCCGAGTATAAGTGCAGTTGCCTTTTCGGCTCTGGAAGCTGCACCAACTATCATTTTAGGGTCATTCTTAAGAGCCTTGAGCCAGCTCTGGAGATATGCGGCGCTGTTGCGCTCTGTACCGTCGGTATTGATGCCGCAATGATTCATCAAAAAGGCGCTTCCGAGTTCTGCGGTCAATTCTTCCTTGCTGTACTCAGTACCGCCGAAAGCAGCGGCGCGGCCTGTGGTGAATCGGTCAAGTCTGGACTTGTGGCCGGTGCTGTGGGTCAGTTCGTGGAATGTGGTGCTATAGTATTCTGCGGCGTTGTCGTACTGGTCAAGAATGGGGACAACAACACAATCACGGGCCGGGGAGTAATAAGCTCTATCGCTCAGCTGGGGCATAAACTTAACGCCAGAACGGGCAATGTAACCATCAATTACGTTTTCGGCTTCTGCTATAGGGTCAATAACTTCGGGCTGGTCGGGGTTCCAGTATTTGGGGTTGATACCCTCGCACTGGTCAAGGTTGAAGACGTTGTAATAACGGAGCATAGGAAACAGGCTTTCGGTTTCTTCGCCGTTCTCGTCTACAGTCTTAACTTTTGTCTGCTTCCAGAACACAACGACGGAGGACTTTTCACCCTTGCGAACCTTGCCGCCTGCCTCTTGTATCTGCTTGAAAGTTGCATACTCGCCGGGACGGGGCAAAAGGAACTGATTTAACAGGCTGTAGGGCTTGCCGGTGCTGCGGCTTATTGCTCCGCTTCTAATACCGTGCCAAGGCTTGTTCCAAGGGATAATCCCCTGTTCCATCTGGGCAACTATGCGGTCAGTAACTATCTGATAAACGTTGTTCTTATTCATGCTCTTTATCTCCTTTTCATTGTACATACACACTGTGTATGTCATAAGCTTAAGGGCTTAAATGCCCTCAGCTTTTATTTTTTCAATTCCCATTCTGAAAAGTTCGGTTGTACCATACTTTTCTTTGTTGGCCTCAATGAAGTCAATCAAGTCTTTGTCGCTGTCAAGTCTAAGTTGCACTTGATAGCGTTTATAATTGGCTTTCATCCAGCGCGTTTTCACCTCGGAGCTTGTGACCGTTTTTCTTGGCATCCTTGACTTTCACCGCCTCCCGTGTTATATTTTAACCACAAGGAGCGATGACCATCGGTCAGCTCTTAGGAAAGTTTTATATCACTAAAACCGTCACTTGGCAGAGTGGCGGTTTTGCTTTTTTACTCTAATCGTTACAGTATAGCCAAGTATATGTATCGTCAGTGTAATAGGCATTTGCTTCACCCCCTTTCGGGTGGTGTAGCTGACCGCCTCGCCCCTTGCTTGATGCGAATATAGCACATACACAGTCAGTATGTCAAGCCCTTTTTTCAAAAAAATTTTTTCGGTGAAAAAGCCACCGAGTAAAACACGTGAAAAACTCTGAGAAATAAAGCGAAAACTCAAAGAAATATATTAAGGGCTTAACTATAACGTAGTATTACGCCATAGAGATAATATAAATACCTGGCATTGTCTATAACGTGTATTACAGTGTTATATATTACGTTATAGCTCCACCCCTCCCAATCCTTTTTATAACGTTATATCGTTTATACTGCTACGTTATATATAAGTGTGTGTTATATACAAATCTTGCACTCCAGACTTTCACGCGCAAAATTTCGCCCCGCTTGCCCTTGAGAAATTACAAGCGTTTGTGCTATGGTGTAACCACAATGATACAGAAACCCCCGTGAAGTTCGCTCAATGCTTATTATACGAACCAATGTTGACGGGAATGTAATCATCAAGCCTGCTTTATTGCAATCGCTTACAACTCATTACAAACTATCTGCAATTAGCACCGGAGGCGTGGCGCTGGGCAATATCCCCCGGCGGGGCGCGTGGTATGTATCAACCAAGCAAGGCCGTTTCCGGCTGACCCCCTCCCCCTCCCCACCCGGAAAAACAGGGGGGTGGTTCATAGATAGTATATATATAATATCCCACACACGTTTCAGAGTAAAAGTAAAACTTAGTGGTAATAAAGCGTAGATGCAATGGGTTACTGTAAAGTTACTGTAAAGCTACTCTCTAATTTTTATACATTGGCTTAGTGTAATGGAAGCATAACAGTCTCCAAAACTGTTGGTGGTGGTTCGAGTCCATCAGCCTTTGCCATAAGGTGCCTTGGTCAAACGGATAAGACACCGGCCTTTCACGTCGGTAGCACGGGTTCAACTCCCGTAGGCACTCCCACACGCGGTCTTAGTGTAAAGGTAGCACATGGGACTTTGACTCCCACCGAGTGGGTTCAAATCCCGCAGACCGTGCCACATGTCAGAGTAGCGCAGTTGGTAGCTCGCCGGGCTCATAACCCGGAGGACGTCGGTTCAAGTCCGACCTCTGACCCCACAGCGCACTTTTTGTTTTCCATTTTTCTCTCCTTTTCGTGGGCCATTGTCCACCAGTGGTCCACAAATCTGTGTCTTTAGCTCAGCTGGTAGAGCAGTGGATTTTTAATCCGCAGGCCGTGGGTTCGACTCCCTCAAGGCGCACCAATTTCTTGCTTTTTGAATCACCTCCTTTCTAATATATATCGGGTAGCTCATAAAAGCCCGACTGTTGCGGCAGCTCCAGTGCAATTCTGGTTGAGCGTTTTATCTGGCTTGTTAGCTCAGAGGCAGAGCGTTCGGCTGTTAACCGAAAGGTCGAGGTATCGTAATCCCCACAAGCCTCCACAATTAACCACATACGGCAAGCAAACCCAAGAGGTCTTGGGACTTCTCTGCTAAAGAAAGGGTCCCGCAAGGGATGGGCTTCGATTGCTCTGCTTGTCGCCATATACGGCGAGTTGCCCGAGCGGACAAAGGGCGTAGTCCTGAAAACTAATGTGTGGGCTTGCATCCTACTCGTGGGTTCGAATCCTACACTCGCCGCCACATGAAGTTGAACGGTAGGTTCTGGCCAAGTCGGCCTCGGCACCGGCCGAAACTCGCATAGCGCATTAGCGCGTGGCCTGCCGTTCACCTTAACTACACCGGAAAAACAGGGGGTATGCTTCCAGAAATGGCTTTAGAAAAAAATAATAAACTCCCTGCAAAAATCTTGATGGAACGTGGACGCTTACTGTGTCCCCGTTGCAGACGATATATAGGCACAGCACTCTATGGTGCTGCAAGCACTAACATACAGCTGACTTGCCCTAATGACCGGTGCAAGAAGCTGATAGACTTTGAGATATAAGCTATATTAGCTCAATGGTAGAGCGGCGGCTTTGTAACCCGTAGACAATGGTTCGATTCCGTTATATAGCTCCACAAATAAATATGACCCGGATAAGGGAGAATATAGCTCCACTGGGCGAATGAGGGCATGTAGAGGGCCGTGAGTTACAGATTGATTTCTGTAGCTTGCGGTCCTTTTTTGCTTTTTGGAGGACACATGGCGAAAGCCCGGAAGAGCGCAAAAACAGAATTTCAATGGAACCCCGGAGAGGTAAACGATAAACAGCAACGCTTCTTGGACTCAAGAACAATGTTTACTTGCTACGGCGGTGCAAAAGGCGGCGGCAAGTCGCACATCATCCGAATAAAAGCTATAGGCGGGGCGCTGTTTAACCCCGGCATAAAGATTCTGATGATGCGAAAAACCTACAACGACGTAGAAGAAAACATTATACGTCCCATGCTTCGGCAGTTAGCCCCGGAGCTTTATTCATACAACGGCACATCGCACTTGATGACCTTTGAGAATGGTTCATCAATCAAGTTCGGCCACTGGCAAGGCGACGAGTCAGAGAACGAATACAACGGCCTTGAATATGACTGGATATTCATAGACGAAGCTACGCAGTTCACAGAAAGGTCGTTTAACTTCCTTGGCGGTTGTATGCGTGGCGCAACTCCTTACCCCAAGAGAATGTACTTGACCTGTAACCCCGGCGGCGTAGGCCATGCCTGGGTTAAGCGACTGTTTATCGACAGGAACTACAAGACATACCCTGACGAGCCGGAAAGAGACGAACACCCGGAAAACTACACATTTATTTTCGCCACGGTTGAGGACAACAAATGGCTGCTTGAAAGCTCCCCCTTGTACCTCAAGAATCTGGCAAACATGCCTGAAGACTTACGCAGGGCATACAGATACGGCGACTGGAACGCCATCGGCGGCAACTACTTCCCCGAACTGTCCAGAACGACACATGTTGTCAAGCCGTTCAAAATCCCCAGCCATTGGACACGATACCGTAGTTTCGACTACGGCCTTGATATGTTCGCCTGCTTTTGGTGGGCAGTTGATGAAGATGGTCGGTGCTGGGCATACAGACACTATGAGCATGAAAAGCTCATTACTCAGGACGCAGCGCGTGAAGCTGTCAAGAACACCCTGCCGACCGAAAACATTTTAGCCACATACGCTCCGCCCGATATGTGGAGTCGCCTGAAAGACACAGGCCGAACAATGGCGGAGATTTTCATAACTAACGGACTGCCGGTCGTAAGGTCCGACAACAGCAGAGTACAAGGCCACATGATGATTAAGGAAATGCTTGCTCCTATGCCGTTGAAGGACCCGACCGTGCGGAAGATGTTCCCCGAGGGCCAAGCCCCGGACACTCTTCCCGGACTCATGTTTTTTGATACTTGCGAGAAAGCAATCTCCGATATGGAAAGCATACAGTCCGACGATAAAAACCCCAATGATTGCGCCAAAGACCCGCACGACATAACCCACAACGTTGATGCAATCCGCTATTTCTGCATCACCCGAGTAATCCAAGCCGAGAACCCCGAGCTTAAGCAAGAAGAGCTTTCAGACGCGGAGGAAGAAGAGGCCGAGGATTACGACAGTTATATGTGTGGTGGCGAAGTCACCCCAGAATATTTAAGCGCTTGATAGGAGGTGTAAATCATGGCAAAGAGAGGCCCCAAAAGAAAATACGAAACTCCCCAAAAGCTGGCAGAGGCCATCAACGAATACTTTGACACTCTCAAGGAATCGGAGTTCCCCGACTTCCCCGGCATGAGGATACACCTTGGAATCAGCAAGCGCACTCTTGAGAACTACGCCAAAGGCGACACAGAGGAAGCCCAGGCATACAGAGACGTTCTCGACTCTGCCGCAGACCGCCGCGAAAGTTGGCTTGTTCGCCGCATGGTGACAGAGCCTAAAGCGGCTAACGGTTGCATGAACGCTTTGAAGCAGCCCGACAACGGCGGGTATATCGACAAGCCCATGCAAGACAACTCCGACAAGGTACTGACTATCAACCTCGTTGGTATCGTCGGCGGAGAAAACGCCTTTAAGTGAGGTAATGAATGGAGTACATACTTTTTCTGCTCTGCCTTGCCCTGCTTGGTTTGTCAGAGTATCGCCACAGCAAAATTGAAGCCGCTTTAAGGGACAATATCGCAAGCAATGCCGCTGCTACCGCCAAACTCCAGAAAGGCCTTGAAGACCTCCAGAAAGAGTTTAACGAGCTGGCAGATGCAAGCCTCAACGAGATGGACGCTGAGGAATTTGAAAAGCGCTGGCAAAGCGGTGTAGCAAGCATTATGAACTACTGCGCCGACGAAGCCATGAAAGGCATTTTGAATGGATGATGTAAAAGGCCTGTTCTACGGCAAGAAATTGCCGGACTCAAAGAGCGGGTACAAGCTGTACCAAAAAGCGTTGGCTTTCAATACGTCCATCAAGCTCAACGAAACAGTAAAGGTCAACGAGAACTTTTACATAGGCAAGCAATGGGAGGGCGTACAGGCAAACGGCCTGCCCACGCCTCAGTTTAATTTCCTCAAGCGCGTTGTCGGCTTCATCGTGGCTACAATCACCACCGACAATATCAGGGTTAACGCCTCTGCGCTTGCGAAAACCCCAAACACAACTGAACTTGTAGAGCCTACCCGAATAGTGAACGACGAGTTCGAGGCTCTTACAGAACAGAATAAAATCCCTGATTTGATGCGCGAGTTTGCCAGAAATGCCGCTGTAGACGGTGACGGCTGCTTGTACTCATATTGGGACGCTGATGCCGAAACCGGGCAAGACGCCAAAGGTACTGTCCGCACCGAAGTTATTGAGAACACCAATGTTTTCTTTGGTAATCCCAACGACAGAGACGTACAGGCCCAGCCTTGGATAATGATTTCCAAGCGTGAGACAGTACGCACCGCCAAACTCAAAGCCAAAGAGAACGGCATGAAGAATTGGCAAGACATAACCCCGGATTTGGATTTCAGAAACATTGACAGCGCAAAGGACATTGACAACGACGACAAAGTCACTGTTCTGCTGCTTCTCTGGAAAGACGAGGAAACAGGCTCAATATGGGGCTTTGAGTTCACTGAAAAGTGCGCCCTGCAAAAGCCTTGGGACCTTGGCATTTCCCTTTATCCCATCTGTTGGCTGAACTGGGACTACATACAGGACTGCTATCACGGCCAAGCCATGATAACCGGCCTTATCCCTAACCAAATCTTTGTAAACAAGATTTTCGCCGCTTCTATGCTTTCTTTCCTCAAGACAGCATACCCCAAGGTTATTTACGACAAAACAAGAGTAACCAAGTGGGACAACAGAATCGGCGGTGCTATCGGTATTAACGGCGGCGACGTAAACACTGTAGCCAGAATAATGGACCCCGCCACAATCTCTCCCCAGATTGCACAGTTTATTGAACTGGCAATCACCAAGACGGAAGAGGGTTTGGGCGCTACGGCTGTAGCTCTGGGTGATACTCGCCCGGACAACACGTCTGCCATTATCGCTCTGCAAAGGGCAGCTTCAACCCCGACAGAGCTTACAAAGCAGAACCTTTACCGATGCATTGAAGATTTGTTCAGAATCTACCTTGAGTTCATGGGTGAGTATTACGGAAGTCGTTCCGTGGATATGCCCACTCCCAAAGCATTGAAAGAAACCGCAGCTTTTGCCGGGGTAACAGTTCCCGACGAGATTGAAGTTTCCTTTGACTTTGGCGTACTCAAGCAACACCCAATGCTGCTTAAGCTGGACGTTGGCGCAAGCTCCTACTACAGCGAAATTGCCTCAATTCAGACCCTTGATAATCTGCTCCAGCAGAACCGAATTGATACCCTCCAGTACCTTAAGCGCATACCCGATGGTTACATTCCTGCCCGTAGAGCTTTGATAGAAGAGCTTGAACGGCAGCAAGCCCAAATGCAAATGATGCAGATGCAAGCCCTCCCCCCTGCCGGTCAACCCGGAGGCGGAGGCGGTATGCCGACAACAACAGATGTTGGCGCAAAACCTGAGATTCCCACGGGCGGAGGGTTTAGCGATTTGCAACGCAAAGTGTTAGAAACCGGGGACACCCGGGGCATGATATAAGGAGTTTTTATGAACTGGAAAAACATTCTTGAAAGAGCCGCTTGGACTTTCGTTGAGGGTTTTCTTGGCGGCCTCACTTTTTCTCTGGAGATGGACAAGACTGCAATCCTTGCAGCTGTGATGGCCGGACTCTCCATGCTCAAGACTTTCATTCTGGAAGTCGCAAAGGCAAAGGCCAAGCCTTAACCCCCACGTAAGCGCAGAGCTTAAAACCACAGGCTTTGCGCTTCCACAAAGTTAATAATTTCTAAATCCGCCGACCATAGCGGAGAAAGGATTTTTATATGGACAAAGAAAATCTTGCAGAAACCTTTGAGGAAACCGACGTTGCAGAGGTGACGACTGACGCAACCGACAACGCAATCGACGACGATTGGTACAGCGACGGCTTTGCCGAGAGGCCCGAAAGCGAGGAACCCGAACAGGAAGACGCAGACAACGCCGACGACTCCCCCGAAGCAGACCAGCCCGAGGACGAGCCTGCCGACGATACCGATACTACCGGCGACGATGCCGACACCCCCGAAGACAACGAGCAGCCCACCGAAGACCAGCCCGAGACACAGGCAGAGGAACCCGCAGACCAGCGCTTTACTCTCAAGCATCTGGGCGAGATTCGAGAGGTTAGCCGCGACGAGGTTATAGAACTTGCCCAAAAGGGCATGGACTACGACCGCAAGACCCAAAAACTGGGCGACCAAATAGCGGAATATGAAGAGTTCCTTACTGAGCTTGCACAGCCCACCGGCTTGTCAATCCCTCAACTCATGGACTCTGTCAGAGCGCACGTCCTCCAAGAGAACGAAAAAGCCGCAGGCCGCGAGATTACAGAAGCCGAAGCACTTCTGAGAGTCCAGCAGGCCAGAGCAGACAAAAAGAAAGCCGCAGAAGACGAGGCACAGGCCGAAGCACAGCGCGAACAGGCAGTTGCAGAACAGCGCCGCCATACCATGCTGTCCGACTTTGCCAATGCCAGACCCGATGTAAAGGCTACAGATATTCCCAAATCTGTTTGGGATGAAGCAGGCAGAACAGGCGACCTTATCGGTGCTTTTGCAAAGTACGAAAATGTTGCCCTCAGAAAAGAAAAGACGGAGTATGAACGCCGTATTTCCACTTTCGAGAAAAATGCCAAAAATGCTCAACGCAGCACCGGCAGCCGTAAGAGTGCCGGTAAAGCTACTGAACAGTCCGCTTTTGATGCCGCTTGGTATGACGGCACCTAATCCCATGTAAGTTTATGGGTTAAGTGCCTGTAATCAAGAAAGGACACTACATAACACATGGCAATTAACCTTATGCTCAAGTACGCCCAGAAGCTGGCGGAAAGATACAATATCCAGTCCAAGACCGACAACCATTGCGGTAAGGACTTTGAGTTCGTAGGCGTAAAGTCTCTGGAAATCCTGAGTGCCAAGACCTATGCCCCCAACCAGTACACCCGTAGCGGCAATGCCCGTTTCGGTGCAACTCAGGAAATCGAAGACACCAAGCAGACCCTTACCATGGAGAACGATATTTCCAACTCTCTGTCTATCGACGCCGGTAATGCAGAAGAGCAGTTCAACGTAAAGGCTGCAAACAAGATGCTCAAGGCCCAGTGGGACGAGGAATACGCCCCCTACATCGACAAGAAGCGTCTTGCAAACTGGGCAAGCGGCCACGGCCTGTCTGAGGGCTTTGCCATTCAGACCAATGAAACCCCTGCCGCTCTGACCAAGAACAACATTGTTGATGCAATCTTTGAGGCCAACGCCGCTCTCTCTGACGCAAAAGTCCCCACCACTAATCGAACCCTGTTCATTAGCGAGCGCGACTACACCAAGTTCAAGCTGGCTGATATGGTCATTGGCGGCGCACAGCTGAACGCAAAGGCTGTTGCACAGGGCTACAGAGGCACAATCGACGGCGTACATGTCGTTACTGTTCCCTCTTCTTACATGCCCGAAAACGTCGGCTTCATTCTGAAGCACAAGAACGCAACCGTTGACCCTGTCAAGCACAAGGTTCTGCGTCTGCACAAGAATCCTCCCGGCGTAGACGGCGACCTTATCGAAATCCGCGTTCTGTTCGACGCATTTGTCCTCGACCAGAAGTGCAAGGGCGTTTACGCCTACAAGACCGCTGCATAAGCAACGCAATAAAGCCCGGGAATCCCCCGGGCTTTTCTCAAAAGGAGAACAACAGGCATGACTAAAGCACAAGAAGTATTTGAAAAGTCCATGTCTCTTATGGATGAACTCAACGAATCTACAGGCGCGGCAGATACCAGCGATACCAAGGAATACAAAAACCGCACTGTAGCAATTCTTAACATATTAGGCGGGGAGCTTTACCGGTATTCCGACACTTGTGTCACCCTCATTCCCGGCAAGCGTCCCATTTTCCCCAGAATCAAGGCCATATCTGACGAAATAGACCTTGACGACTACATTTGCATTTCAGTAATGCCCTATGGGCTTGCCGCTCATTTGCTGATGCAAGAGGATCCAACGAGTGCGAACTTCTTCCAGCAACGTTATGAAGAACTCAAGAGCGACTTAATGAGCAGCCTGCCCACCGAGAGCGAGGACATAATCGACTGCTATGGCGGCATTGAGTATGGAGAATTTTCAAGGTGGTGAGTAAATGGCGAAGATAAGCGCCTCCACAAATGAAAAGGTATTCGCCATCAACGCATGGAGCGGACTGCACCAAACTCCCGACGGCGACACTAAGCTTAAGCTGGGTGAAGCGGCAGACATGAAGAACTTCCGCATTACCCGTGACGGCAATTTACAGAAGCGTCCGGGAACAAAAACCCTACTCAATCTTGCCGATAGCGGCAAACCTGTGAAAGGTTTCTGGACTGGCTTTGTGAGTGGCCATGAAGTGGTGCTTGCAGCCTGTGACGGAAAGCTTTTCAGCCTTTGGGACGAAAGCTCCGAGGCATGGGAAGCGGTTGAGCTTGGCGAAATAAACTGCGACAACAACGTGCATTTCTTTGGCTTCTCAAACATCGTCTACATGCTCAACGGAACTGAGTACAAGCAATGGGATGGCGTAGAACTCAAAGACGTTGAGGGCTACAGACCCCTTGTCAGAATTTCCGTCACCCCAGCCGGCGGCGGCGAAAACATGGAGGAAGTCAACAGACTTTGCGGACAGCGCCGTTTGTGGATTTCTCCAGACGGCGAAAAAGCAAGCTTCCCTCTCCCTGAGAAAAACATCTTGTCGCTTGACTATATCAAAGACTTTGCGACAGGAAACCATCTGGCATCCGACGCTTACACATGCGACCTTGCAGCGGGAACAGTTACATTTACCTCAATCCCCGAAAAAGGCGTTAACAGCTATGAAATTGGCTGGACTGTTGAAGCAGCCTTGAGGGAGCAAGTTACCAAGATGCGCTTCTCTGAGCTTTATAACTCAACACAGGATTCCAGAGTTTTCATTTACGGCGACGGAACACATAAGTGTCTTTACTCCGGTTTGGACTATGACGGTTTTCCTCGCGCTGACTATTTCCCGGATTTGTTCGAGATGGCCATTGGCGACAGCAACACCCCGATTACTGCGCTGATACGCCATTACTCAACACTGATTTGCTTCAAATCCCACAGCACATATAGCATTAGGTATGGCGAGATAACAAAGGAAGATGGTCTACTGACCGCCGCCTTTTATTCTACCCCTACCAACAGAAGCATTGGCAATTCAGCCCTTGGACAGGCACAGCTTGTCTTGAACTCTCCCCGTACTCTTTTCGGCGAGGACTGCTACGAATGGCGCAACAATAGCTCCTATTCATCAAACCTCACAGCCGACGAGAGACAGGCAAAACGAATCTCAGACAATGTCTATGCCACACTGAGAGCGTTTGACACCAAGAAGTGCATCTGTTTCGACGACAACGCAAGTCAAGAATACATCATTGCTTACAACGGCAACTGCCTTGTACACAACTACGCCGCTGATGCCTGGTACTACTACACCGGTATCAATGCCCAGTGTTTTGTAAGCTTCAAAAACAATCTGTATTTCGGCACAACTGACGGCAAAATCAAGCACATGCACTATGACTACAGAAACGACGACGGCGAGGCCATTATCGCTTACTGGGAATCCGGCTCAATGAGCTTTGGCGCTGACCATCTTAGAAAGTTCGCCGCAGTGCTTTGGCTTGGCGTTAAGCCCGAGGCCAACAGCGAGGTTTACATAACTGTGCAGACTGACAGAAAGTCAAGCTACACGGAGAAAGTCGTTACCTCCCGTCTGGCTTCATTCTATCCCGCCACATTTGCACACTGGAGTTTTGCAACGAACAGAAAGCCCCAGATGGAGCGAATGAAGATAAAAGCAAAGAAGTTTGTGTTTTACAAACTGATATTCCGCACTGAGGCCGTTGACGCAACGGCTACAATCCTCGCTTCTGACATTCGCGTAAGAATGACCGGCGACGCAAAATAAAGGAGGAAAAATGTCACTCCCAAGAATAGAAGTTGACCTTGGCTATGTGTCGAAGCTTGACGACAATCCCAATGACGTAGGCGGCCTCGACGCAGCAGAACTGAAAGCCGTTTTCGATAAAGCGGGCTTAACTCTGCAAGAATATATAAACACCACTCTCATTCCTCAAATTGAGAGTGATATAGAAGCCGCAGCCCTCGGTATTGGCGGCGGCGGACAAATCGGCATTGAGAAACTTCCGGATAAGAGCATTGGCACACTCAAGCTTGAGGATGGTTCTGTTACTACCTCCATTCTCGCAGACGGTAGCGTTACCGGCGCAAAGGTCGTTGACGGTATCGCTACCACGAAGAAGATAGCTGACAATGCCGTCACAACTGCAAAAATAGCTGACAATGCCGTCACACGTGAGAAAATCCCCGACCAAGCCATTTCTGCAGCAAAGATTTTCCCCGGCGCTGTTACCTCTGAGAAAATCCCCACCGGGGCAATAACAAAAGAAAAGCTTTCCGACAGCTTGTACAATAAAGTTTATTATGTAGAAGTGCCTACTGAGGGGTGGACAGCAGACAACACCGGTGCCGGAGGCTATGTTATTGAACTCCCGGTTGAAGGTCTGCTTGAAACAGATATGGGCGAAATACATCTCTCCGTCCCAGAAACCCTTGAAGCTTATTATGAACAACGCGTGGAATACGATAACCTTTGGAAAGCCTACAGTGAGGACGGTCTTGTCCGCATCTATTCCGAGTATATCCCCGCTATTCCTTTTACCATCAACATATTGGCTTCTCAGCTTGCGGACGAGTCAACTCTACATTATAAATAAAAAGGTGTAAAAGCATGGCAATCCCAAAACTTGAAAAAGACCTTGCCAACATTTCAAAGCTGGATGATAACCCCAATGATGTTGGCGGCCTTGAGCCGAACGAACTCAAGGCAGAATTTGACCAAGCAGGCTTAGATATAAAAGAGTACATAAATCAAGAACTGCTCCCCTATCTTGAAGGCATACAAGCAGCTGCTTCCCTTGGCATACAAACCATAAGCGGCATGAGTAATGCCAAGACCATACAAGAAGCCCTTGAAGCTCTCAAGCTTGCTATAGACAACACAGCTACAGGCGCTATCCCCGACGCAAGCCTTGCAGGCTCCAAGCTTGTGTCCGAAGCTATCACATCAAGGGAAATCGCCGCCGCTGCCGTTAGTGGCGCACACATTGCAGACGACTCAGTCCCCGGTGAGAAGCTTGAGGATAACTCCGTCGCTGGTGAGAAGCTTGAGGACGAAACCCTTGAAAGCCGTCACTATGGTAAGACATCTATCAAAGATGAACACATTGCAGACCTGACCATTACAGGCGGCAAAGTAAAGGACGGCACACTGACCGCAAAAAAGTTTGCCGCTGGTGCCGTACAAACTACGGCTATTGGCGAGTCTGCTGTAACGCATGAAAAATTGGGCGATGATGCAAGACCATTTTATTTTGAAAACGTATCTTTACCCTCTTCCGCTTGGGCCAGCGATACGCGATTTGCAAGCAATGGCTACCCTTATAAAGCAACGTTAAATCTAAAAGGCGTAACTGCAAACCACTACTGTTACGTTGGCTTCCCTCTTGAGATTGCAGAGTCTGGAGATATTTGCCGAATCATTGAGTCTTTTAATGGTGGTATTTATTTCTGGGGAAATTCCATCCCTGACGACATAACAATACTCACTATTGCCTGTATTCCCTGCGGCAATCCTTTAAGTTTTTGAGTTGAGGATGAAGCTATGCAAGGAATTACAAACGCAATCTTAGACAAGCCTTATTCTCTTGGCGTCTCTTTTCCCGCTGGCTCAAAATGTGTTTGCTCTAACGGGATATTTGAATACGAAGCCGATACCATAGATGGATACTATGTTTTCGACATTTCAATGTTAGGAGAATGGATTGTTTCATGCTGCGATGATGCAGAACATACCGCAAGAAAAAGCGTTATCATTACTGACGCAGACAAGGAAGTACACGTTGAACTGGTTTACACAGTCTCATTGTTCGACGGGTCAAACGGCGGCGATAATGCTGCACTGACCGGCGGCTGGGTTTCGTCCGGTAACGGCAACTCTTCCACTATGACCGCCTCCCAAATAGAGGTAGCCAATGGTGGCAGTGAAAACCTCGGCTCATGGTACGGCGGCACATCTTACTACAAGACAGTAAAAAGCATAGATTTGACCCCGTTCAAGACTGCAACAATAGTCGTTAGCTCCGCAGACAGAGGAAGCACATTTAGCGTAGCTGGTCGAGCTATAACAATAAACAACGCGGGTACATTCTCCATTTCCATAGAGGATTTGACTTCTGGCGTGGTACAGATTTCCGCAACACGCAAAACAGAAACGTGGTCAAAATACTGGCTTAGAGCCACAAAGATTTATTTGCATTAAAGGAGCAATATTTGAGCGCAGAAAATATATATAAGCGGCTTATCAATGCGGGGTTTACCCCCGCTGGGGCCTGCGGTATGCTGGGCAACCTCAAGGCCGAATCAGACTTGAGAGCCAACAATCTTCAGAATACATACGAAAAGAAGCTGGGCTTTGTGGACGAGCTTTACACAGCCGCCGTAAACAACGGTACATACAAGAACTTCACCACAGATGGTGCGGGTTACGGCCTCGCTCAATGGACTTATGGTCCCCGCAAAAGGAATCTGCTGAACTTTGCCGCAAAACGCGGCGCATCAATCGACGATGAAAATATGCAAGTCGATTTTGCAATCCACGAACTCACTACAGAATACGCCCCCCTGCTTGCTTTTCTCTGCAGCACCGACGACCTTTACATCGCCACAGAGCGGATTTGCAAGGAGTTTGAACGCCCGGCAGTAAACAACGTGGATAGACGGTACGCTTTCGCCGTGGAGTTTTACAACCAGTTTGCCGGGGCAAGCGTAGAACCCAAGACCGATACTACAGAGACTACAAACGCTTGGTTTCCTCCCGATCTCTCAATTCTTGTACTGCAAGCCGTGCTTGTGGGTAACGGCTATAACACAGATATAACCGGTTACAAGAACGCTCATTTTCTCAAGACACTGCGACAGTTCGTCACAGACATAGGAGGTTAAGCCCATGCTTGAAACCATCGTAACCGCTGTAATCACCGGCTTTATTACCCTTATCGGAGTAATGATAAGCAATAACCGGTCACAGGCTGTAACTGAGACAAAGCTTGAGGAACTGACCCGCGAGGTTAGAGAACACAACAATTTTGCAAGACGTGTCCCCGTTCTGGAATCAAGAATGGACTCACTGGACAAAAAAGTAGACACCCTTTCGGGCTATCACATGCAGCCCAAAGAATAAGGAGGCTTGACTAATGGCCACAATAGCAGAACTGGACGCAGCCCAAAAGGCCGCGACCGGCACTACAACTGCGACAACTGAAACTGCCAAAACTCAGCCTCTTTTCGGCAGCACAGTCGGCGCAGACAAAATCAACGCCATGTATGACGCGCAGAAAGAGTCTCAGCTTGGTACTCTCAAATCTGCGTATGACCAAAGCAAAAGCGAATACCAAGCCGCACAGGAAAAGATTGCTCCCCAGTATCAAAAGGCAGCTAACGAACTTTCCGTGCAGTACGAAAGAAACCGCCAGAACTTCAATCGTCAAGCAGCTGCAACCGGCATAAACACCGGTACTGCTTCTCAAGCCGCTCTTGCAAGACAGGGCGAGTATCAAAGAGACTTCGGCGGACTGCGTACATCTGAGTCCGAAGCACAGGCAGAGGCCGCACGTCAGATGGCTTTGCTTGAATCTAAATATCAGTCTGATGTGGCGGAGGCTATCGCAAACAACGATTATCAAAGGGCCGCTGCTCTGTATGAAGAGTTCAAGAACTCACAAAACGTTGACCTTAAGAACGCACAGATTCTTGCTGAGTTCGGCGACTTCTCTGGCTATGAGGCACTTTACGGCAAAGAAGAAGCCGAAAACATGTTTTATATCTGGGCCGCTCAGAATCCCCAACTTGCATATAATGCAGGCCGCATCACAGCAGGCCAGAGAGACAACCTTGTAAACAACCGCCCCATCAACTACAACCTTGACGAAAACGGAAACCCCAAGGCTGTAGCAAAAAGCTCTTCCGGTGGAGGCAGCAGCGGTGGCGGTGGATATTATGGCGGCAGCGGCGGTGGTTCGTTCACAGCTTACGGCCCAGGCGGCGTAAAATATACCGGACTCACCCAGAGTCAGGCAAACGCAATAAATTCCGCTGGCAATAAGAGCGCAAGCTCTTCCCCCTCTTACACAATCTCACGTCTCTAATGAGGTAATATATGGCTAACCTAATCCAATCCATAGTAAACTTCATAAGCTCTGGCGGCTTTTCTTCTGGCAGCGCGAAAAGCACAACCAATTCCGGAGGGAGCAAGTCTTCCTCCGGTTCTGTCCCCTCTGCATCAAAGGGCAGTGCAAAAGCCACTTCAACAGCCTACAAGGCCAACACAAGCACAGGCGGAACTACCAAGAAATCCGGCAGCAGCGCTGGTACTGGCAGCACTGGCGGCGGCACTGGTTCAAGCAGCAATGGACGTACTGCCAATTCTTCCACAAGGCAAAATTATCTTGCTGACTATGCAGTAAAGACCGCAACCGAAAGAGCCAGGACTATTGTTGACGACGACAGCAGCAAAAAGGACAAGCTCAAGGGCTACAGTCAGTTGGAGTGGGAAGCCGACGAAGCCAAGAAAAAAGCTCAGAAAGCCGAGGTTGACTACGGCGCTACGCTTGAAAAATACGGCTACGATGCAAGCGCTCCCCAAGTTAAGGCCGCTAAATCCTATCTTGATGATGCACTGAGAGACGCAAAGATTTTCAGTGCAGCCGCAGACAAGGAAAAGCAGATGCCCCACCGTGTATCTGACACTGTCAAGGGCGCAGCCAAACAATATGGCGCTGGCCTTATCAATACTGCCGGTACTCTTTATGAGGGCGGCACTCGCGGTGCAGAGGCACAGTATGAGCGGGAACGTGAAGAACTGCGACAGCGCCTTGACAACGCACAGAAAGTCTATGACGAAACTGCCGCAAAGTATAATGGTGACACAGAAAATCCCAACGTAAAAGCCGCACAGGCTACCGTTGACGACATAAAGCGAGACATAGGCGTTTATACCGGTGTTCTCGAAAATGACAGCCTGCAAGAAACAACTCAACGCATCTATGACAAGGCAGACGCAATCAACGCTTCTGCCGCAGAAGACATAAGCAGAGCAAAAGACGGACTTGGTAAAATCGGCCAGTTCGCCGTAGATGCCGGTGTAGCAGGCGCACAGCTGTTAGGAGACGCAGCCCTTGGAGCCGCCACCGGCGGCGGTGCTATGCTCCCTCTTGTCGCCCGTTCCTTTGGCGCTGGTGCATCTGAGGCAAGAAACGACGGCGCAAGCTACGAAAAGCAAGTTCTTTACGGCGCTGCAAGCACTGCTGCAGAAGTCGCCTTTGAAAAGGTCACAAACGGCCTTGCCGGTATTTACGGCAAAGGTGCAGCCGATGAACTTGTAGAGAAAGCAATCGGCAAGCTTGCAAACACCGATGCCGGTAGAACTGTCCTCCGCGCCCTTGCAGGCATGGGCGGTGAAGCCGCAGAGGAATTTGCAACAAGCGCAATCGCTCCCCTGCTCCAGACCATCTACAACGGCCAGAGCATTGGCGAGAGTTATTCCGACGAGCAAATTACTGATTGGCTCTATGATGCACTCATTGGCGGTGTTCTTGGCGGTGCTGGCTCCATAGCTTCCATTGCAAGCGGACAAGACGCACAGGCTAACGCCACGCTGAGAGCGGCACAGGAAGCGCAAGAAGCCCCCACAGTTGCAGGCGGTGAAATTACCCCAGCCACAGAGCAAGCCACCCAAAACGAGCCTCAGAGCGAGTTTAACACTCAAGAGCAACAAGCTCCGGTTGAGCAAGTGGCAACAAGTAACGTTTCTGCCCCTGTGCAAAGCGTTATTGAGCCGACCCAAGCTCAGACCACAGCAGAAACAACAATGGGCGCAGGCCCTATCAGAGAACGCGGCGGCTCTGCCAATATCCGCACAAATCAGAACGTTGAGCAAGAACTTAGAGACAGTTTTGAGGAAGCCCCGGAAATGTACACTCAGCTTACCAATGCAGAGGTACAGAAAAAGGCAGACGCCATTATGTCTGAGGGCTTTGAAAGAGCAAGAACCAAGGTCGAACAAGCCTTGGGCGCTGCAAAGACTGGCTACAAACTTGCCCCCGAATACGCTGTAGCAGCCCAGAGCGTAGCCAATGAATTGACACGCAGAGGCGACCTCGACGGTGCAAGACACATTATGTCTGACGTAATCGCTGAGTTCACAGCAGCAGGCCAGTTTGCACAGATTGGCCGCATGATTAGGCAGGCAGACCCCGTAACCAAGACACTGTCTATTCAGAAGCTTGTGGAACGCCTCAACGAGAACCTTACCAAAGGCCAGTTGAGAAAAAACCGCAACCTTGGCCGTGGTGATGACAGCGGCAAAATCATCGTCAGCGACGAACTTCTTGAGCGCTACGCCAATGCCCCAGACGACGCTACTCGTGATGCCGTCATGGAAGAAATTGAGCAGACTATAGCGAACCAAATCCCTGCCACTTTCCGTGAGAAGTTCACAGCCATGCGATACCTCAACATGCTTGGCAACTTCAAGACACAGGGCCGAAACATCACCGGCAACACAATTTCTCTTGTGTCTACCGTTGCAAAGAGAAAAGTGCAAGCCGTAGCCGAACTGGCAACAGCCGCAGCAACAGGCGGCAAATATGAACGCAATACCTCCCTTGTCACTTCCCCCGAACTTCGCAAGCTTGCAAAGGAAGACTTTGAGCTTGTGAAAGAAGACGTCAAGGGCGAACAGAAATACAGCGATGTTTCCAGACAAGTAAGCAAAGGCATACAAGACAAAAGGCAAATTCTGCCCGGAGTTCTTGAAAAATACCGCAAGGCCACTAACTGGGCCATGGAAGCTGGAGACGCAATTTTCCTCAAGTTTCACTATGCAGATGCTCTTGCCGGTTATCTGCAAGCTCACGGCGTAACTGCTGAGAAGTGGAATGAAATGGTAGCCGAGGCAGACAACAAGCCTACCAAGTCTATGGAGCTTGAACGGCCTATTGCAAACGGCACAGTCGTAAAGGCTTTAGACCGTGGCAACTATGGATATGTGCAAAGCTATAACCCCAGCACTAACACCTATGCCGTGCGCTTTGTCTCACACAGCGGCACAGAAGCAACAGTAAATCTTGCAGCCGACAAAGTCCAAAGCACAAAGGCTGCAAGCATCAAGGAAGCACAGAAAACCGCACGACAAAACCTTTCCTTTGTGGAAAAGGCCAGAGAGTTTGCAAAGAGAGAAGCACAGGAAGCTACTTTCAGAGACGACAACGCTGTTACTGATTTTGTAAACCAACTTGGCAGAGGTCCCAACACTCCCGAAATAGTCAAAACCATTACTGAGGGCATTGTTCCCTTTAGAAAGACTCCTGCAAACGTTGCCGTAAGAGCTATTGAATACTCCCCCCTTGGAGTTGGCAAAGCTATTTATGATGGTATACAGGCCAAGCAAGGCAACGCAGACACAGCAGCGGTAATCAATGATATTTCAAAAGCTGCTACAGGCTCCGCGCTTGCCATTGCCGGGTATTTGCTGGCACAAGGCGGCATTGCAAGAGGCAGCGAGGACGACGACGAACTTGCCGCTTTCCAAAGCACCCAAGGCCAGATGGACTACAGCATAAAGCTTGGTGATACATACATATCCCTGGCTCAATTTGCTCCTAATGCCGTCCCGTTCTTCATGGGTGTTAAGCTCCAAGAAATGCTTGACGAAAGCGACGGCGTATTTTCCCCTGATGATATTATGGCCATCTTCGGCTGTGTCTCTGACCCTATGCTTGAAATGTCCATGCTCAGCGGCGTAAATGACGCATTTGATAATCTTTCCTCACTGTCCGGCGACTCTGATGCAGTAATGCAGTTCGCGGCAAACTCAATACTGAGCTTTATGACCCAAGGCATTACCAATAGTCTCCTTGGACAGCTGGAGCAATTCACAGAAGAAAACCGCCAGACCACATATACCGCAAAGGAAACCGACTTTGATAAATTCTTGGGCAAGTGGCAGTATAAGGTAGGCCAAGCGGCTGCAAAGACTCCCGGTATTGATTACCACCAACAGGACTATGTCGATGCTTGGGGCAGAACACAGAGCAACGGCAACACCGCTATTCGTGCTTTCAATGCCCTGCTGAACCCGACCTACGGCAGCAAGGACAGAAGCACAGAAGTTGACGCAGAGCTTGAGCGCCTTTACAAGGACAACAAAGACACTGAGGACTTCCCCAATGTGTTCCCTCAAAAGCGTAGCCGGTCCGATGTGTACGGCGACGGCAAGCTTATGACCGCAGATGAATATTTGCAGTACAGCAAAGACAGCGGCAACATGAAGCTTGAGCTTGTGTCTGACTTCATGGAAAGCGAACAATACGGCTTGCTGGAGGATAGCCAAAGAGCAGAGGTTATCAGCCAACTCTACCAGTTTGCAGACGACAGAGCTTTGAAGAAAGTTAAGGAAGCAAACAACGTAGATGCTGCATCTAACTGGGACGACGAAGCAATGCTCGTAGACCTCCCCGCTTACCTGTCAGCCAAGACAGCCTATGTTGACGCAGCAGACGAGAATAACAAAGCTCCCAATTACAAGGCCGTAGATGCACTGTTGGCCTCACTCCCCACGATAGACAGAGCAACACGTGACAATCTGGACGACGAAACCGGGTTCAAGAATCTGCGTTTTGCAAGTGAAGTCTACGGCATGGACGCAGAACAGGCAATCGGCATAAGGAACTTGGTGGAGGGCGAACAGGACAAGCACCTTAAAGGCGCTTCATCCGGTGCAGCTGACGCAGCAGTCATTGCCAAGGAATACAAGGGTACTGACGCTGAGAAAATCGCCGCTCTTGAAACTCAAAATCTGCCTTATGCAGATACTGGCAAGCGCCGTTCTGTGGTACGCCGCTTTGAAGCCGCCCAAACTGAGGGCATCAGCTTTGACGACTGGTCAAAGATTGAAACCTATGTAGACCGGACCAAAACCAGCGACACCCCCAACAAAGCAACTATTGTTGCAGCCGGCGAAGCCCTCGGCTATAGCGGCAGTCTTGTATATCAGATTTACAAGAAATATCCTTTGGACGAAGAAATCGTACAACAGACAAACGATTACTTCCACAAGGATTATGTCGAACCCGAGGACGTTGACCTTTTCGCATACCTCACCGGTTTAGCTCTGCCCAAGACAGACGCAGAAGCCGCGAAAAAGTCAGGCGGTGGTTATGGCGGATATGGTGGGCGCAGCTGGAGCCGTAGCACGAAACCCGCCGACCTTGGCGATTCGGTTTCAGCAGTACGAAGCATTGCAAACAAAGGAACAAGCTCAAACACTAACCTCAAATATCTCAAGCAGGCTGTTAGCGATGTTATTTCATCAAACAAAAAGCAACAGTCTCAGGCTCCCAATGTCACATGGCAAGAGCTGCTTGCAGGCTACGTCAAAGGACTATAAGAAAAAGCACCGGAAAAATCCGGTGCTTTCTTTTTACATTTCTTCGGTTGTAATGAGCCAGTTTTCAATTAAGTCTTGCAAAAGCTCTTGTGTGGTGCTTCCCTCTCTTGCGCGGATCCTTTTCACCTTTTCGGCGAGGTCGTCAGAGAGATATACAACAAAGCGGTTGGGCTTTGTTCGTCTCGGCTTTGACTTTGTGACTGTCGCAGCTGCACCCGGCCCGAAACGCTCAATGAGCTTCTTTTCTATTGAGGGGAGCAGACACAGTCCGTATTTGTCCGGCTGGTCTGCAAAGCTCTGTTGAGCCTTGGAATACTTGGGGCATATCTCGCGGACAGCTTCTATCATGTCTTTGGTAGAAATCCCCGCATCAAGGCGGAACTGTCTGTAGTCCATTAGACCTCCTTATATATCACCCTCGGCGCGGTGGAGGCTGTTTTCAACAGTAAAGCCGTCCGGGTATCTTGCGTAAAGCTTTTCTATATTCAGCTTTGCAATATCGCCCATGTTCCAGCCTATGCCGGTGCAAAACTCAGCAATAAACCAAAGCAAGTCCCCCAGTTCCTTTTGCAGATGCTCCGGGCTTATTCCGTGGCCTTGGAAGTATTTCTGGAATACGCCGTGGAACTCTCCGATTTCGGAAACCATACCACTTTTAGCGTGTTCCATCATATCTTCCGGGGACAAATCCCCGATTGTCCTTGCGGCAAGCTTTTGATACTCGTTGAAATCAAATGCGTTACAGTCCATAGTTTTCCTTTCTCCGGGCTTCTCTTCGGCGATAGCTTCAAGAAACTCTACAAAAGCATCAAAAGACATAAAGATTGCAGAGGTCAAAAGGTTTTCTTCACTGGGAAAACCGCACTTTAAGCAATTCTCTTTGAACTGCCTGTTTGCCTCTCGGATTGTCTCGACGGTCAGAACGCCGCCGTGCTTGGAAGTCTCTTTCATTCATCGTCCTCCCGGTATTTTGCATTGTAGGTATTTTGGTAAATGGGGCAGCGCAGATAATGTTTTACGCAATATGTACCCATGTGTTTTTGCTGTAAGGCAGTAGTCTTGAAACGGCTGATAGTGTCCATATCATCCATAAGACCCTCACAAGCGATTTGCCTGCGTGTCCTATCGTCTGATAAATAGAACGGGCAGCGGACATCTGCGTCCGTCCATAATACTTTTCCGTATTTTGCCATTTTAAGAATCCAGAACAAGCTCCCCGCCACAGGCTGCATAACCAGCTATATCTACCCAGTTATCCAGCTTGTCAACGCCGGTTGCATTTCGTCCTACCTTGAGCAGAACCATCATAGCGGCTACATCGTGTGCAGTAATCAAAACCTTTTGGCCTTTGCCCATGAAATAATCAGTCCAAAAGTTGGCAATGACAGCAAAGCTTCTCTCAGGATTGCCATAGTCTTTGTCTCTGTCGCCGCACACACATTTTTCAGCAGCCTCAAGAATCTCTTTACGTTCCATACTTTTCCATTACCTCGCGAATCTTTTCTGCGGCCTTTGTAAGCTCTCTGTTACGGCGTTCCGGGGTGTGGAACATGCTGATGTCAGAAACCTCCCAGTTACTCACAAAATCGCCGTTGATTTTTTCGCCGTGTATGCGAACTTGCAAAACACCGCCCTTGAGTCTGACATAAGCGACCTCGTCCCCTGCTTTGTCAAATACCTTGTATTCTTCCGGGGCAAACCTTGCTGTGCGCTTAAAGGTGAGGTCATATATCTTAATAGTTTTCAAGCCTTGCCTCCTTGTAAAATATGTCGTTATACGCCTTGTACCGCTCATGTATATCTGTACTTGCAAGCTCCGGGTGTTTCTTGAGCTTTTCAGTATACCAACCACATGGGGCAAGTTCCGGGCAACCACCGCGATATACGCAGTTGGGGACAAAACTGTCGGAGATTTCCGGCTCGATTTTACCAAGCTCAGCCTTGAGGCTTTCGGCACACTCCCTTGTCTCGTTGGCTGCTTTTCTGCAAAGGCGCTTTCGCATGGTATCAATACCGTGCTGGGTGTTCATGTCACCTACAAAGGTAACGGGTGCATCTTGAGGGGCCTTGGCTCGGTCATATTTTGACTGTCGGTCATTGCGCTGGGTGTTCGTGCGACTTCTCCAAATGTGAGTTTTCCAGTGCATGGCCACCCAATATGGGATATGCCAAGAAAACTTGATGATAATGTCCCTGATGGGGTCATGCTCGGCAATGATGATTTTCCTTTTCCATTCGGAACTGGGTTCTTTACCAAGCGGCGGCTTGTCCACAGTGGCACGGCAGTCGTCAACGACCTCGCGCCAGTCACCTTTCACGCGCAATATTTTCGTTTTCGTTGCTATCTTCCTCCAATTCTTCTTTTATCGTAGCTTCAAAAGCTGTACATACATCGTAGAGATAAGTTGATACATCGGCCTGCTCAATACAGGCTGCAGCACCCTCAATATTGCCGAGGGCACGCATAAACTCCCCGTATGTTTTAACCGTCATTCGGGTACTTCTTGCAGCGGGAGGAATTACCCCAATGATTCCAGAATGAAGATTCTATTTTCCCGTCAGCCTCAAGCTCTTTGTGACGCTTGGTTTCTTTGGCATACTCACAGGACTCAGAGCATACACCCTCTTCATAGTCCAAACAGCAATGATTATCCATGGCTTTCACTCTCCTTATCTGTTGGTATGTTGGTTATGGGACACCAATCCGGGCGCGTAGCCGGATTAGGGACACATTTCTTTTTCACCCGGCAGAATCCTCCACCGGTCAGTGACTTATTAAGCAAGCACCGATAACAGTTCTTCGGGGTTTCAAGCCCCTCAATGACTATGGCCATTTTTTACCTCCGTCCGCGGCACTCGGCCCAATAGCATCAATACAAGCCAAATGCCAGTTGAAAGCTTCCATGTAAAAGTGAAATCAAAGCACAGGGAGATAAGGTAAACAAGTCCGCTTGTAAACATGAACGACAGTGCCAGCATGGCTATTACCAGCAGCACGACAAGGGCTATCTTGAAAAAGCTCTTAAACATACGCTATCTCTCCTAACAGTTCTGGGTTATCGTGTATATTGCCGATTATGGTACATTCAGCCGGGTCAAGCGAACACTCATACCCAGGAATGGCAAAGGGGTAAAATCCACCGCCCTCATACTTGACCACACCCACATTAGGGGTTGAAGCTCTGGGAGTCACGGCAACATATATGTCGCCCTCGAATATCATGCGACCATCTTTATCATGCTCCCCGATGAATCTACCAAGCGTTCCGGGCAATATGGCATAGAGCAAACACCCGCCTTGCGGCTGCAAATAGGCTATGTTCCCGTCAACATCGTAGTAAGTCGATGCAGGCAGGCCAGAGCCTAAGAAATACTCGGGCGCATGGAGGTTATCTTTGAGCGCCCGGCCAAAGGAACCGGAGTAAATCCATTGCTTTGTGTCTTTTCGTTTACCCCGGTAAAACATTTCATACATAGATTTACCTCACACAGCTATCGCATTATCAAGCTGCTCCATAGTTGTTATCTTGGAACCACACCACTCTGGGAAGTTTGCACGTACCATAGCCTCTGCCAATGGTGGGCAGACAGCGTTTCCGCACCGGGCGACTTGCTTTGTCTTTTTGTACTCGTTTCCCATATAGTCATAGTCTATTATGTAGTCCTCAGGAAACCCCATAGCGTTATATAGCTCTCTTGGGGATAACATTCTCAAGGTTATATCTGCAATGTAGTACGCAGTGTTATTGATTATCAGCAAGAGAAGTTCATCGTCCGCCAATGAATACCCGCAATACTTGTTCAGCAGACCCCGGATTTCTGGCCAATGCCCAAGGTTGCTACCTACAGCTTTGACTAAAACAACACTACACTGTGCATACTCATTTACTGCCGTAATAGTGTTAAGTGTGTCTGTTGGGTGTTGCCCCAGTTCTTGCCCTTTGAACTTAACAACATGCGCCGCTACAAGTGCTTCCCTGTCTCTAACGGTGACAGTGTGCATAGGCTGGCTTATGTCCAAAGGGTTTCCGTTGCCGTAATACTCAACGAGATTTGCACAGGCCAAACCATACCTATTAGAGGTATCGACTGTGTTTATCGGTGTTTCTAAGCTCGAAGCCCTTGCGTGTTCCGTCTGCTCAGTGTGATACTGAATCAGGTTTGCAGCTACAATACAAGCCTCTTGCTTTGTGACTGTCGTAGGCGATGGTTCGCGCATGTCACGAATCCTGTCCCCTCCCTTTGTGTGGCCAATGCTCATAAGGCTTGCTGATACAAGCAGTTGGTTTCCCGCTGTTGTCACCGTGTGAATTGGGTCACATGCTTGGCTACCAACGGAATTGCTGGTATTAGTAACCGTTAAAGGTGCAAGCACGGGTTTACATAACCCTCCGGTATACTTTCCGGTAATGGTGTTCGCCGGAGATTCAACGCTTCTAAGGTGGCCGTCTCCACTATGGTTACACTCGACAAGAAAAGCATTTCCACTTTTAATTGTGAACTTGTCAACCCCTCGAATAACACGGCGCAAAGTGTTGTCTGCAAGCGGCCTTACTGCTTTTATACCGTACTTTTCTTTTAGCTCCTGTCTGCTTGCAAAGATTGAATAACTTGGGAGGCTCCAATCAATTATCTCAGCAGCAGAACGCCAAGGAAGAAGTTTTCCGGTTCGCACTTCTTCACTGTCTCTGGGCGCATGTGTATTTTCTGGCCATACGATAGGTTTACCATCACAACGCGCCACAAGAACAAACCTTTTGCGTGTGGTAGGAGCGCCCAGATTTGCAGCTACAATCTCGCGGAACTCCACGTTATATCCAAGCTCCGTCAGCTGGCGGATGAACTTTCTGAAAGTCTGTCCAGCCTTTTTCTTAACTGGCTTTCCCTTTCTCACAGGTCCCCAAGTTTGAAACTCTTCTACATTTTCCAGCATTATTACACGCGGACGCACAGTCCCGGCCCAACGCAATGCAATCCACGCGAGGCCTCGGATTTTCCTATCTACCAACGCAGAACCTTTTGCTTTAGAAAAGTGCTTGCAGTCTGGGGAAAACCATGCAAGACCGACGGGACGTCCAGCGCACACTTTTTCCGGGTCAATGTCCCATACCGAAGCTTGCAAATGCAGCGTATGTGGATGGTTGGTTTTATGTAAAAGTATCGCATCTGGGTCGTGATTTATCGCTATTGCCACGGGTCGCCCCGCTGCAAGTTCAATACCAGTAGAAGCCCCACCACCCCCAGCAAAGTTGTCTACGATAATTTCATCGAATATGTTTATCTGACTCATGCTTTCCCTCTCATTTTATCTCCGCCCAAGTGTTGGACGGAGATATGTTGGTTACTTGTTTGCTACTACAGTGCCTGCGCCCTGCACAGTTACCCAGCCATGCTTAAGACGTGCTTCCGCCTCTTTCATCTGGATAAGTTCGGGAGTAATGGACTCGGCGATAGCTCTGTTGGCTTCTGCCTCTGCCTGTGCTTCTATAAGGGCAACGTCTGCGGCAGTCTGAGCCTTGGTTTTATCAATCTCGGCCTGTGCCTCTGCCATAGCAAGGGAAGTTTCTGCCTTGGCAAGTGAAGTCTTGCGTTCAAGCTCCGCAATCTCTGCGTCCTGTTTTGCCTGTTCCTTGGCCATTACCTTTGTGCGAAGTGCGGAGTCAAGCTCAACGTCAATAATCAGAGCGCTGTGAATGGTGATACCGTATTCATCGGAAAGCTTTTCATTGAGGTAATCAGTGATAGCCTTGTTGACCTCAGATTTCTTTTCGCTGTATATGTCCATGACAGAGAAACGGGGAGTTACTTCTTTGACATAAGCAATAATGCTGTTCTGTATGTAGTTTGAAACAAGCTGTTCGCCACTCATTCCATTAAAGCGGGTATAGAGTGCAACGACCTTATCAGCCTGAAAACTGTAATTCACAGTCAGGTTCATTTTTACCATGCCACCATTTGCGGGAGCATCTATAGACCAGTCCTCATGCTGTTTTTCGTTGTAGTCGGCAGGGTCATTACTGAAAACTATCTGCTGCTGAGAAATGGGAAACTGCTTGACTTTCTTTATGGGAGATACCCAGTGCCAGCCCTGAGAAAGTGTTTCCTGTTCAACACCCTTGGTGGAATAAACCACGCCGACGTTACCGGCATTTACACGCTCAAGGCAAGTTACACTGAACAGGGCCAGAACAAGGGCCAGGACTATAGCTATAAATTTTTTCATTCTTTATTCTTTCCTTTCAAAATATCGTAAATTATTCCGTAGAACACAATAAAAATAACTGCAAAAACTGGTATTAACTGACGCATTATTTCAGCTCCTTGGCAGCTCAGGCAACGGCATCCAACAGTTACGCCGTGGGCTATGAGATAGTCGGCGAGGCGACCTCTATCAAACACGAAAGAGTTATACGCTAACTCATAATCCAGCATCAGCGATTCAAGCCTGTCTTTCATGGCTCGTTACCTCCGTTTATGCGAATCTGGATTACATACTCTCCAGACGGGAGGTCACGGGAAGCTGCTATTTGAACGGAATTTGTAAGTTTATTTACAACCTCCCTTTTCACTTTCTGCATTTCAAACTCAAACTGAGCTTTATGCTTGTTCATTTCAGTGGTAGCGGCCTCAAGAATCGCGCTCCGCACAGCCTCTTGCAAAATAACAATTACGTTGTCTTCATTCATGGGCATCTACCTCCACCAATCGCAGCCCATAATTAGCCCCACGTTTTACAAATGTGAAAGTGCCGCTTATTACGCCAGACCGCAATGAATCAGAGAGAATTATAGCCGCCAAATCCTTGAGAAACACCTTATATTGTTTGCCATCACGAAGACTCTTGAAAGTTGAACCAGCAGAAGAACAGCCACGATAAAAACCGAGGAATACTAATTCATCCTCAAAGACGAAGTTTTGTTTCCAGACCCAACGGCCACGGTTAAACCTCTCGTCTTCATAGCTCCCCGGCTGTGTTCCGGTATAGCTAACAAGGCTCCCGTCTTTTGTATCAAAAGGAATCAGCACCTTATGCCCTCCTGTTCCACTTTGCCACCGTTCTTTCTATGCAAGCAGCAATAGACTCAGGTGTGGCAGAGGTAGAAAGAGTTTTGGTGTTTTCATCAAATTTTTGCTCAGTAAACTTCGTGTCTTGCATTTCTGCACCACAACATAAGCATTTGATTTTGCAGCCTCCCCATCCGAACACAGGGAGCTTGAAAGTCAACTCCGCAGTTCCTCCGCAATGCGGACAACCTTTAACCTCCATAGTCTTACCTCCGGGCGACGATTATCGGCTGAAAGTTTGCGTCAAGGATAAGCTTTTCCGGGTCAGCCCAAGGAAGCGCATCGGCGAAGTCCCGACGGGCTTCCCGCTGTTCGCTCAGTTCCACGCAGCGGGTGTTATAACAAAGCACTGCCGCCAGAGCGATTACACCAAGGAACCCTACAGCGAGTTCAAGAAGAGTGTAAATATCCATCTGCTTACCTCCCGTCCGCCGCAAAGGTTTGACAGAGCAGCTTATAAGCAAGGGCTTTCTCGCGCCATGCGTTGCACTCCGCCTTGAGCTTTTTATTCTCTACCTCAAGCTCTTTTTCTCGGTCAGATTTCATATTGGGGTTACTCTGGTTGGAAGCCATGCGGCAAGCAAAGCCGACAGCAGCCAAGCCGCGCTCTGATATGACAAAATATTTTATTGGTTTCACATTTTCCTCCTTGCATACTCTGCCATAAGCAGAGCCTCCGCCATGCCGTCATTATCCTTTCGGCTCAATGCCGTGGGCAGAAGTGACACCCCCGGGAAAAGCCGTTTACAGACGGCGATGCTTGTGTTTTTGTCTGCCGTAACGCTAAAAACCTTTTTCCACTTCTGAGGCGTTACAAGCTCGTATGGGATATGGTAAGCTTCAAGTAGTCCGAGAATATACCCGAAGTTCTTGCCGAAGTTAAACACGCGGGAAACGGCCTCTCCGGGCCTTGAACCAACGTTCTCGACGCAACAGCGGATATTTTCGGCTCCAAGTATGCTTAAATTGCTGAGAGTAAACTTGTAGATGTCCTCGTTAAAGGGCATGACATTTACAACGTCCTCTTTTATGTAAGCAAGCGCACCTGTTTTGCCGGGGTCAATGCCTATGTAAATCATGGGCGCACCCCCTCATAACCTACAATCCCGGTCTTTTCGCTTTGAACCGGTGTTTATGCAGCGCTTGTTTCCCTCATAGCACCGATTGCAAAAAGCCTTGTGTGAATCCTTGGGGTAGTTGGTTGTAGGGTTTTTCTGATTGGTTTCGCTTTCAAACTGCTTGTTTTCTTTCTTCATTGTTCCTCCTATGCTCTGTCCCTGATACGGGCCGTGGAGCCGATAAACCCCAGCGTCGCCGTGCCGGTCATACCGTGGCGGTTCTTGTCCACGATAATATCCAAGTCTTGCTCTTCCCAAGGCTTGGGTTTGTTTTCCTCGTCGAAATACACCGCCGGTCGGAAAAGCAGGGCAACTACGTCGCTGTCTTCTTCAATGGCTCCAGAGTCGCGCAAGTCTGCCAAAGATGGGCGCTTGCTTTCTCTTGCCTCACTGGCTCTGTTAAGCTGACACAGAGACACAATGGGGACACCGGTTGACAGAGCTATTTGCTTGAGTCTGTGAGTAATGTCTGTGACAAACTCATACCGGCTACGGGAACCGGCACCCTTGAGCAAGCCAATGTGGTCTATAACGGCCACTTTAATTCCGTCCATAGTTCGGATAACCCGCTCAATGTCCTCAATGGTACAGGGCTTGTCCACAATGTAGAGGTGGCTTTTTGCCAGCATATCCGCCGCATTTATGAGCTTCTTCATTTGGGCATCGTTGCGAATATCACCGCTGTACACCGAGGAATAACTAAGCCCCGCGACAGCACCGATACGACGCGCCCAAAGCTGCTTTCTGTCCATTTCAAGGGAGAAATACAGGACGGGGTTTCCGCTTGCTGCTATGCTCTCAGCCAAATTCAAAGCAACGGTTGTTTTACCAGTGCCAGGACGCGCCGCAATGGTGATAAGGCCACTTGTAACGAGTCCACCGGAAAGAATGTTGTCAAGGCTCTTGAAGCCCGTCTTGATAAACGGCGCTGTCTTGCCAGTCTCAATGTCGTTGAGGTAGTCAAGAAACGCGTCGGCATCTTGCGCCGGTGTAGGCAACTCGGATTGCTGGCTCATGCTCAACTCTTGAAGCTTTGCAAGGCCCTCCAACACAGATATGTCTTGCTCTACAAGCTGCATACCCACTCTCTGGGCGGCACGACGTATGGAACAATCACGGATAAACTCAGCCGTCATTGTCTCGTCAGCTGTCGAGGCGTAATGCTGCATAAGCTCTGCGGCTTCCTCAGAGGGAATGTTTACGCCAAGCTTTTCAGCACGGGCAAGAATCAAGGTCGGGTCAACACTTGACTCTTCGTCAATGAGGCTTAGCACGGCGGCATAAATGCCGTTTCCAAGTTCCGTTGAGAAGTCTGAGGGTGAAACAATCTTGCGGATTTTGCGGACTGTCTCAAAGGGACTAACAAGCAAGCAGCCTGCTATATCCCGCTCCGCTCTCTGAGCGGCATTTGAGGGCAAGGCAAGGTAAAACTCTGAGTGAGTCATTAAGCACGGCCTCCCTTAAGCGCTTCCGCCTCCCAGTAAGGAATCCAGTTGCCGCTATCGGGCGGATATTCGACAAGGTCTTTTGTTGTGGCCTGCCGTGGCTTGGATTTAGGCACTGGAGCGGGAGCAACTATGCGGGGTTTGCTCTTGAGTTTGTCAAAGGTAATGCCTTGGTAGTTGTTGGCTATGCTCTGCTCAATAACCTCGGCAACAGCCTTTTCGCCATAGTTCGTGGCGCTGTTCCTAATCTGGGTCAATAAGGACTTTAAGCCTGTAGGCTTGTAGCTCTGTCGGCGCTCTTTCTTGTAGGCAAGCCAGTTTGAAACAGCCTCCCTTAGTTCGCCTTGGAACGATGCAAGCGGGTCAATTTCCGTTTCGTCGTCTCCAAGCTCTCCCTCGCCCGTGGGCGTAATAGGATTGGTATTGGTATTGGGATTGGTATTCAGCCCGCGCTTTGCGGCAGATTGCGGCGAACCATTGTCAAGAGCAGTATCGTTAGGAGGTTCGGGGAATTTAGGTTTCGCCCGGTCTAACCTCTGATGCTTGCCCCAAGTTGGGAAGTAAAAGTAGGACCGTCCGTCTACCTCATAGAGGACGATGCAGCCCTTACCCGCCAAACCGTGAAGTGCATCGGATATGTCTTTTTCTGTGGTTCTTGTTCTTAGGGGAAAACCGCGCCCTTTTATGATTGCAGGGCGAGCATCGCCGCGCCCTGCGTCGTCTACCAATACAATCAACGTGACCCATAGTCGAAACTCAAAATCAGACAAGGCCGCGATAGTTTCACTTTCGCAAATGCTTTGTTTGATTATTCTATTAGGCACGTTCTCACCGCCTTAGAACGGGAGTTCGTCATCGTCTGCGGCGGGAGTGGACGGCATCTGAGAAAAGGCCATGAGCGGGGTAATGTCAGCCTCAACATGTACTTCCTCGCGCCACTTATCGCCGACCTTTCGGGGCTTTGCACTCACGGACTTGATACGCTCGACGCGGAATTTACCGCCGGTTTCAATGCCTGTCTGAGTGCTTGACCACACTTTGATTTCTCTGTGTGTTTTGGGGTTTTCGTCGGCTACAACGAGCATTTCCCACTCAGAGGTCCCCTCACCCCTGCGGACAACACTGGCGGCGTATTCACCGCCTACAGCGAGTTTAACCATGTGTTAAATCACCACCGCCGTTCTTGCACATTGTGTCCGTGTTTACGAACATCTCTTTGATTTCACTGGCCAGATTTTCCAGTGATTCTTCAAGCTCAGCCTCGCCCATATAAGCACGTTCAACACAGCGCTTGAGCAAGTCTCTGGACATTGCCTCGCAAGCTCTGGGAGGCAGAGGAAAAGGACTGTCTTCACCAAATGAAGAAAGAATTGTCTTCTTCATTCCAAGGCAAATTACGGTAAAATCGGCCAACGACGTAACAAGACTGCCGTGCAGTTCAAAGTCGCCATCCTTTGTCTTAATCATCGGTTACATCTTCCTTTCCGCCATTTTCAATCAGCTTGCAAATGGCATCGTAGTCTTTTTGGAGAATTGATTTAGTGCTGGTGTAACCTTTTGCACCGAGAATATCCTTGACATCCTTGGTTGTAAGTCCAGCTGTTCCGCCGATAGCGTAGAGGCGCTTAATCTGTGCGGGATTGATGGGAGAATCAGGGGTATCGGTATCAATAAGGTCTTTGCCGCTGGCCATAAATTCCTCGTTCTCAATATCCTGAGTGAAAGCATCACTAAGGCCAGAGATAGAAATAGCAGCAGCCACAAGGGCGCGTTTCTGAGCCATTTTCAGTGCGGAGTTTGCGGCATCATAAGCAGAGTTGAAGCCGTTGCGCTTCTCAGTGGTATTTGCAGAGCCGTATGCAGAAGTCAAAACATACTCAGTACCATTGACCACCTTAACGAGCTTGCACTTGACGTTGTAGAAGAAAAATGGATCCTTGCCGCACTGTTCTATTTTCGACTCAATTTCGTACTGCTGGAGAAGTCCGTAACCCATGCAGACTTTTTCCGCACCGGCTTTGAAAAGCGAGGGCTTTTTGGTTTTCGGGATTACACCAAAGTCAACGTCACGTTTGAGAGTGATTTGAGAGCCGCCAACGCCACAAGTGACAAGGTAATTCTTGTTTTTAGACTTGACGGTTGCGATTTCCGCAGATTGCGAATAAGTGGTTAATGCGTATTCTTCGGACACTTCTTACCTCCTAAGAGTTTTTTTATATCAAGCAGAGTGTCAAACAGTTCTGCAGCATTGAAGCCGTAGCGCCGTTCACTGTCCTCTGCGTAATAAAGTTTGTATGTGCCGTCTTTGCACAGCACAAGGTTCAGGAGCCTGCTTTCAGTCTTTCCGTGTAATTTGCGGTAGCCTGCAAGCTGGGCCGCCCAAGCAATCCGCAAGGGACGTGTCACGGCATATACGCTCTTGATGTCAACGAAAGTAGGTTGACCATCAATGGTCCCGTAGCGGTCAAGTGTCCCGGCATAACCAAGCTCAAGGGAAAATAACGGCTGTTCGACCATTTCCCATGTGGGCTTGTAGTCTCGGAGAAATCGGACGTATGCCAATACATAGCCTGTAAGCTCTGGCTCTATCTCCAAATCTTCAACCGGGACACCGTAGTCAATAAGTTGCGTGTACTCATGGATAAGAGAACCACGCCGCGCCGCCTGCCTTAAGACTTCCGGACTAATATCCTTGTAGGATTCAAGCACAGAACAAATGTCCGTGACACTTGGCAGGGGCTTACCATCCACTTTGTAAGTGTGGGTATCTTCATCAAAAACAAGCTTTGAGCCTGTCATATTGGTTCACCATAGGCATCGCATTTAACCATTTTTGTATGAACCGGAACGCCGAAAATCTCGGCTGCATCTGATGGGTTTGCTTTTATGTACTCAGACAAGTATTCGATAAATTCGGCCTCGTCCATGTCTCCAGCATCGGTGGAGTAAATCTTCTTTTCCGTTTGATAATACGGGCTTCCTGTAGTGCCGTAGCCTGTCAGCAAAGCGCGTCTTATTTCGGGAGCATCGGGGATATTAGTCATCGTAGGGAGCCTCTACAACTTCGCCGTTCTTGAGACAATAGAAAGTGTTGGCCTTGATTTTTTCGCCGTCTACCTGTACCATCTGAGCGCCGATAAGGGGACGTTTGCCAGTAAGCCAGTTAAGGCCGCCCCACTCACTGAGGACAAGGAAACTGCCGACAGCGCCCTTGCACTTGTTGTTGAAGCCCCAACCGACATTTATTGAAGCTTCGCCGCCGGCATTGCTGGAGGCTTCGCCGGTAGTAATGTTGGCAGACCCATAGCCGGTGGCACTGTTGGCAGACCAATCGCCGGTGGCACTGTTGGCAGACCAATCGCCGGTGGCACTGTTGGCAGACCAATCGCCGGTGGCACTGTTGGCAGACCAATCGCCGGTGGC